GGAGGGCTAGTCGTATGACTGTATTAAATTTGCCCAATAAGCAACGCATGAAAAAAGGAGGAACTACTATGAAACATATGGGTAAGAAGCCGGCTGCGGCCAAAAAGAAAATGATGGGTGGTGGCATGGCCGCCGCTAAAAAGAAGCCGACCATGCAAAAGGGCGGCATGATGAAGAAAAACGCTAAGTACTAAGCCAGATGGCTGTACTGACAGCGAACATCCCATTTCAACGCGTCTTAGTACGCCGCGAATATACGACGGGATACAAACGCCATCATGGCGAATACCTTCAAGGTTTCGTCCATGCCGTTACGAGCTATATGGGAAGGCAATTGAGTTTCCAGGTTTGCTTCACCGAACCTGGTTACGGCGGGTACAGTTGGTCGCGAATGCCACTCCGTGCTATCGTCACGCAGGAATGCGAAGACGACTGGTCGGATTTTGCGATTCAGCCTTGGGATTGCGGTAGCTTCGAGTTCAGCGTCGTCAGATTCGACATGTTTCAGGATCTGCCAATGTTCGCGCTCATCAACGGAGAGAAGCATGAAGGACGTTACTGGTTCTCGGTGGATTATTTCAACTCCATGTACGCGGACGATCACCGCCAAAATAAAATCACACATCTATGTAAGCTCGATTGTGGCCGCATTGTTGGCGTACCCAATAATCGTAGCCAGTTTTATGATCCTGCATTCTTTGAACTTGGTGGCGACCGCCCTGATTTCGAGCCTATGCATCGAGGATTTTCTTCGGAGTCTGAGAGCTTTATTCAGATGAGTGATGCCTACGATAACTTCCATGGGGGGTACGATGTCGTAGAAGAAGAGCACGATTGCGATGAGACATGCGAGTTATGTCCTCATGGCAATTGTCCTGACTGCGAGTATTGTAATGGCAGCGAAGAAGAAGAGTAAGTCGCGCGTCAACGAGGCAGGCAACTACACTAAACCTGCGATGCGTAAGCGGCAGTTCAATAGAATTAAAGCTGGGTCGAAAGGCGGGAAGCCGGGCCAGTGGTCAGCACGCAAGGCGCAGATGCTTGCGTCTGCGTATAAGAAAGCCGGCGGAGGATATAAGTGATGCCTGCACCCAAAGCATCTACACTGAAAAAGAAAATCAAGGCGGGCAAAAAACTGGGCTCCACCGAAAAGGCGTCTGCCAAAGCGCGGGGCCTCATCAAACGCGCCGACGGCAGCAAGCGTAAATCTAAAAAATACGCAGCCAAAGGCGGGGCCCTGGTGGGTAAGCAGGCGAAGCTAGATGTCGCGGCGCCCTACGGTAAGATCACCGGCGCTGACTTTGCGGTCTTGCGGAAACGTAAACCCGAATGACGACCGGCCGCGTGCCACGCAAAAAGGGGCAGCCTGCTAAATCTAAAAAGCACAGCGACCTCTACACGGACGAAGATCCGAAGGGCACGATCCACGGGCTCAAGTTTGCCACGACAGAGGATGCGCGGGCATCCGTAAATAAAATTAAGAACTCCGGTCGAGCGCACGCGCACAAGATTCAGGCGGCGATTGCTATGGAGCAGCGGGCGAGGGTGGCCAAGAAAACGGGACCGGCTGCCGTCTACCGTAAATTCATCAATCAAATGAAAAAGAAAACGGAGGCGCGGAAGAAATGAAGGATGAACGGGGCCGTTAATGGCGTTATCGAAGTCACAAAAAAGTTTAAAGGATTGGACTAAGCAGAAGTGGCGGACAAAGTCCGGTAAACCGTCGGGGAAAACAGGTGAGCGGTACTTACCCGAAAAGGCGATCAAGTCACTTAGCGCTGCTGAGTACGCTGCTACAACTCGTGCTAAACGTAAGGGCAGCAAAGCCGGAAAGCAGTTTGTTAAGCAGCCCAAAAAAATTGCAGCCAAAACGAGGAAGTTTAGGAAATGACGCCGCAAAAAAATCTAACAGAACAGCAGCAGATCTTTCTCGACGCTCTCGTCGGCGAGGCACAAGGTAACATCCGTGCTGCGATGGATGCTGCTGGCTACAGTAAAAACACGAAGTCTATTGATATCGTCCGGCGCTTGAAGAACGAAATCCTAGACGTGACGCAGACCTTTCTCGCCTCGAACGGCCCACGCGCTGCGCTGGCGATGACTGGCGTGTTGGACGATCCCACTGCTCTAGGCAACCGTGACCGCATCAATGCGGCTCGTGAAGTGCTAGACCGTGTAGGCATCGTCAAAACGGAGAAGGTTGCCGTGCAGGCAGAGTCGGGTGGCCTATTTATTTTGCCGCCTAAGAAACCGAAGGAAGAGGATGACTGACAAAAAACCGCGCTGGCGTCCGGTGCCGCGCTTCAGCAGGCAGATCCCATTTGGCTACGAGGTAGACCCGGACGACCCAGGTATCTTAAATCCGATTGTAGAGCAGCTAGAAGCGCTGGAACAAGCAAAAGAATATTTAAAAACGTGCAGTTTTAGAGAGGTGGCCCGCTGGTTGTCCGCCACCACCGGACGCAAAATATCGTTTCAAGGATTGCACAAGATTGTTAGATCAGAAAAGAAGCGGAAAGACATTGCCAGACTCTACCACTATTACACCACCAAAGCGAAAGAAGCAGCGGAAAAGGAACGGCTCATCCAGTCGCGCCTCCTCTACGTCGCGGAAGAAGATAGAGTCCCCCCAGTCGATCTCAGTAGCCTCGACGACCCCGACGCCCGAACCGGATGAGCTACCCGTCCGCTATGTGTTCCAGCCAAACCCCGGGCCACAGCAAGACTTCTTCGAGTCCCCCGAACGGGAGGTGCTGTACGGAGGAAGCGCCGGCTCTGGTAAATCCTTTGCGCTGCTATGCGATCCGCTACGTTATGTAGATAATCCGAACCACGTAGCCCTGATTTTACGGAGAACAAATGATGAGCTTAGGGAGCTTATACACAAGTCTTCAGAGCTTTACCCAAAAGCACGTGCCGGTGCAAAATGGTCTGAAAGAAAAAGTCAGTGGACTTTTCCGTCGGGTGCGCGCATTTGGATGTCGTACTTGGAGCAAGACAAAGACGTTCTTCGCTACCAAGGTCAGTCTTTTACGTGGGTGGGTTTTGATGAGCTTACACAATATCCGACGCCGTTTGCGTGGGATTATCTTAGGTCTCGCCTACGTTCTACGGACCCGGAAATAGAACTGTACATGCGGGCAACCAGCAACCCCGGAGGGCCGGGACACGCATGGGTCCGCAAGATGTTCATTACGCCGGCAACGCCTGGCAAATCTTTTTGGGCTACTGACGTAGAAACTGGAGAGGTTCTAAAGTATCCTGCCCGCCACAGCAAAGCAGGCAAGCCTTTGTTCCGCCGACGCTTTATCCCGGCCCAGCTAAAAGACAATCCGTACCTGTACGAGTCAGGCGACTACGAGGCCATGCTGCTCTCGCTACCGGAAACACAGCGCCGGCAGTTGCTAGAGGGTAACTGGGACATCGCAGAGGGCGCTGCCTTCGTGGAGTTCGACAGGTCTACTCATGTCGTTGAACCCTACGACGTGCCGTATAACTGGCGCAAGTTCCGAGCAGCGGACTACGGATACGGCTCACACAGCGCAGTACTGTGGTTTGCTGTGACGCCGGAAAACACATTGGTTGTATATCGGGAACTTTACGTCAGTAAGGTTCTTGCGGTAGACTTAGCCCGCATGGTGTTAGAGTTAGAACAAAACGACGGTAAAATCTCTTACGGCGTTCTCGACAGCAGTTGCTGGCACAAGCGGGGCGACACTGGGCCATCACTTGCGGAGCAGATGATTTTGGCTGGCTGTCGGTGGCGCCCATCTGACCGCAGCCGAGGCACAAGGGTGAGCGGCAAAAACGAACTGCATCGTTTGTTACAGGTAGACCCAGACACGGGTGAGCCAGGCATCACCTTCTTTTCTAGTTGCGTAAATACCATAGCGCAGATTCCGGTCCTGCCGCTCGACAAAAAGAACCCAGAAGATATCGACACGCACGCAGAGGACCACATCTACGATGCGTTACGATATGGAATTAGTTCGCGCCCAATACCACGTAATATATTCGATTTGGAAAAACCGACTGACAAAGCACACAAGTTTCAACCTGCGGATCAGGTCTTCGGTTACTGAT